ATACGAGAGAACACGTATGCAGTGGCGCTTGAGAACATGATGCGGAAGCAGCCAACCCCGGTTACACCGTTGGCAACGGTCAACAGACCTGCGCCAGCACCAGAGCCAGCGGCAGCGGCGGCAGACAAGATGCCGTTAGTTGCTACAGCAATAGTCACTGTGTTTGCGCCAGCGGTGTTGTCAACATACAAGTCCAAAACAGTTCCACGAGTCGCGCTAATAGCAGCACCAAGGTCTGTACCGGTAGGCAAGGTGATGGTTGTGGCTGCGGCGGAAGTAGATGTGATGTAGCCGGTTGCAACTTGTGCTGCGGTGGCTGTGGCTGTTGCGTTAATTGCAGCAGTTGTTGGGTGATTCTGATCTGTAAAAACCAGATTTGTAGCCGTTACGGTTGTAGCAGCCAAGGTTGTTACGCTAGTAGCTGTGCCAAACGTAGCGTCAACAGTAACAGCGCCAGTGGTTGGGCTGATGGTAATGGATTGAAAGCCATTCTGCGACCGTACTGGGCCGTTAAACGTGGTATTTGCCATGATTTTTCCTTACATGCAAGTGGGGCGTATCTGTCTGCATGTCGTCAGCCGGGACTGTCAGATACACCGGGAACCCCGGAATAGTTGCAATATATCACGGTTTTTGGTGGGGTGCAAGGAGCTTGTTTGACTTCTTCAAGTTTTCTTTTTGCGTAATAACGCGCAAATTCCATGGCACGTGCAAACCGCACACTTCATGCGAACGCAAAGGCACAATGTGGTCAACAACATATTGTTCCCCAGTAGTTTGGGTCATAATTATGGCCATCTTGTACATTTCGCGCATCTGGGCTTTTTGGCTTTTACTAAGCCATTTGGGCGTGGCTTCACGGTGCTTACGTCTTCGGTTCTTGGTGTCGGCGCGTACCCAAACAAGGTTGCGCTCTTTCCATGCATTCTGATATTCACGCTTTACGTGCTGCGGACGTGTAGACGCCGCAGCAATAACCGTTTCACGGTTTTCTATGTACCACTCATTCTTTCGGTCTTTGACATCTTCACGTTTGTTGTACTCACGAAAGTACCCCGCCCTAGCTTCGTTGCCTTTTATCCACTCAACCTTTAGACACTCAACACAAGCGCCTTTAGTTTTGCGTGGGGCTATGTGCCCGTGTTTGCAGGGTTGTCCAGTGAAATAGTGCTTACTGCCAGTTTTCTTTGCTTCTTCCCGTGTGGCGGGCATGTGGGATGTGTCCATTGTTTTCTCCTGTGACTTAGTTACAGGTAATTGTAGCACAATAAAAAGCCACCCGAAGGTGGCTTTTAGAGAGGTCGGAGATATTAGGCTCCTGCTGAACCCCACATACCCAAAGGATCGGACCAGCCAAAGGAGTAACGCTCACGTGCTTTGTAGCGAACGTTTCCAGTATCGAAGTCTCCATCCATTGAGTTAGCCAGGGGCATACGCTCGAAATGCTTCATGCCGTTGGGAACGTCGGTAATCAAATACCAGCCGTTCGAATCGGTCAAGAAGTGGTTGACACAGTAGCCTTCAGGAATCGCACCCATCTGCTTGATAGCGTTGATGTCGTTATCAGCAGTAGAGACGCGCAGTTCAGTGTCAAGCAAACGCTTGGCAACGAACATCAGCGCTGGAGGGATGACCATCTTGCGGGGCTTGGCAGCGATCAACAGACCACGCTCATCGGTCCATGCAGCGATTTGAATCACGGCATTTTCCAAGGAGGTCTCGTTCAAGTCCACGCCAGTGGTGGGGCTGTTGAAGTTAACAGCGCCATTAACCAAGGGGTGGCCAACACGAGTGCTGGAGCTGTTGTTACCGAACAAGGTCACGCCGTCACCACCCAAGTACGAACCGTTAAAACCGTTGTTGATAACGGAGGCGGCTTTAACCTGCTTGGTGTAGGACATCGCACGGGCCAGGGCTTTGGTGTAACGAGCAGACAGTGAGTCGTACAAGTTATCTTCCACAGCTTCCTCGGTGATCGAGAAACCCAGGGCGATGGTTTCGTGGTTGTAACGGGCGGTAAACGCTTCTTGTGCGTTGTCATACGCGATGGCGGAGCCCTCGTTCTTGACGGGAGCAGCACCGAAACCAGCAAGCTTGGTCTCTTCTTCGAAGCTACGCTCTGATTTCTCAGTTTCGTAGATTTCTTTGTGCTCTTCGCCGTAACGAGCGTATTCCAAACCGAACAAAGCGTTCAGACCAGGGAGCAACTCTTTAAGTAGTTGTGCGCGTGAAATTGCCATTTTGAGTTACTCCTTACAGACCAACAGCGTTGGTGAATGTGTGATAGCCGGGGTTAATTTTGACCAGGATGTCAGTGTAGGCGTCGCCCACGACCGAGAAACCTTGCATATTAACGAACCCAACAACACGGAATGCTGCGGTGGTGGTCACAGCCGAGGAACCTGCTACGACGGAAGCCGTAGAGTTACCAGTGGATGTGCTGCCAGTTGCCACAGCGCCAGTTGAGAAGAACACGTTTGCGCCCACGGCAGCTTGCGTGACAGAGCCAGCAGACTGAACTTGGAACACAACACCGGGATCATCCACAACGTAAGCGTTAATCACACCAGTCACACCTGTGGGGTAGTACTGAGCGTAGATCACTTGGCCTTGGGTGTTGATGTAAGAACAGCCAACAAACACGCCCACGATGCCGGTGTTAGCGGTACCGACAGGAAAGCCGTTGGTGGTCGCATCAGCGCCAGTTGCGGTAGCCACAGCCAGATAGCCATTTGCATTCACGTACACGGGCGAACCGTTGAAAATGTTTGAGGCGGTACCTGCGGGGTCGATGAGATACGAACGGGTTGCACCTGCATATGGTGTGCCGCCCAGTTCATTCACGGGTTTTAGCCCGTATGGGGATGCTACTGATGCCATTTAAGGACTCCTTGTTTACTTAGAACCTGAACCAAACCCTCTGCCGCCGCTGACTGTGGACTTGCGGTCCGCAAACAAAGGCATACGAGGATCATTGTTTCGCATGAAGTGGTTGTCCACCGATTCCATCTGGTTTTGTGCTTGTCGGTCGTAGTAGTCGTCCCGTGCGCGTGCTTTTTCGGCGATCATCTTGCACAGCATGAGCCCGCCAATCTCCACGTTTCCGGTCTTCGCATTACCTTCAATCATCAATTCCGGATGATCTTCTGCCTTGACAGGCTCCCAGCCGTCGCGCATCTTTCGAGACACGTTGGTGGGTTCAGCTTGCCCTAATACGTGCGTAGCTACCCAGCGGTACACATATCCTGGCTCCGGGGTCGGATCAGGCAGTGCCGAGGACGGCGTATACACATAACGGGTTTGCTTGTCGCGTGACACAAGGTCACGGGGGGTACGGTTTTCAGCCATTTTGACTCTCCAATTTTGCTACTTGAGCAGCGTACTGCTGCGGGGTTAATCCAAATTTCTTTGCCAGTGCGACCTGGGTCTGAGTGAGTTGGACTTTCTTGGCTCCCGACGAACGGGTCGCGGGAGCTGCAACGGCAGCAGGTCGTCTTGGGGAATCACCCGACCTTGGCTTGTCTTCTGTACCACCGAAAACTTCGGGGAACTTTGACTTCACGCGAGCGTTTATTTGCTCGAAATACTCATCAGTGCGGGGATCGACCCCGTTGTTGACTAGTTTTTGATGCAGCCCTAGTGCAAAGCTGGTAACTTCTTCGAACCCGTTTGCGCCAAACCACTGGTTTTTTGCCTGCCAGCGCAGGGTTTTTTCGTCTGGTTGCGCCTGTTCGGGTGCGCTTTGACGCGTTTGTACATCATATTCTTCAGTTTGTAAAGGGGGTGGGCGAAAACTTTTCGCTTGCTCCAACTTCCACTTGGCATCCGTCATTGCTTCCTGGGCTGCAATGATGGCGTCAGTGTCAAACGCTTCCTGGGCATCCTTGTACTGGCGGCGGGCTTTCTCCAGCTCGGCTTCCGCCGCGCTTTTGGCCATGTTGCCGTACTGCTCTGTCCCAGTTGAAACGTACTGTTTTAACTGCTTGTTCTCGTTGATGAGCTGCTGTGCGAGGCGCTCGAGTTCTTGCTTCTCGCGCATGGTGGCTTCTTTGGCCCTGCGCTCGTCGTGGCGTGCGTGGGTCAACTCCTTGATGCGCCCTTTGACTTTATCGGAGTAGTTCTCAATTTCGTCGTCCGTGGGGTCTTCCACCTCTCGGTCCAGGGGCTTGCGGCCTCTGTCTTGGATGGGGGTATCGTCAACGACTTCGACTTCTACGTCGCCGTCGTCCTCCACGGACACATTGACCTGGGAGGTCTTTTCGTCATCCAGTTCGTCTGGAAACTTGTATTGTTCAGCCATGTCTACTCCATCAAGCGCGGGTTAGCCCGCGAGGGTCTTGCACAACAGCATCGACTTGATCGTCGTTAATCAAGCGAAACTCCTTACCGAAAATTTTGAAGCGCGTACCAGAATAGGTACGTACCAGCACAAAGTCACCTGCCTTGCACCACGCGCCTGCGGGGAACTTGGTTGTGTCTTTGTATGCGTCAGGGCCGACCTTGAGCACAAACAGAACAGTTGTGGCGTGTTCTTCTTGGCGCATGACGGATGATGCTTTTACGAGATCAAGCTCCGTGCCGTCAATCTTTTCAGATATGTCTGGCACCGCACACAGCAGCTTCCAGCCTGTTGGCTCTGGCAGCATGGTTGCTTTTTCGTCGTTGTTTGCGTCTTCTGCCGGGGCATCGACGGGTTGGATTGCTTCGGGCAGGGCAAATTGCCCCGGTTCGAGGTTGAGTTCACTCATCTGCTTTTTCCACTTTCTCTGCAAGGTCGATGATGTAACGCTCTGCGATAGCCAGACCCTGAATGGTTCCGCAAAGTTTTTGATACTCTTCAAAAGTGCGACACGCACCACCAGCGCAGTCATCTGCGTAGTTGTTCATGTCGGTGCGTATTTGTTCGCGCAATACGCGTGCGAAATCTTGAATCATTTTTCAGTTTTCTCCTTTTGTGGTTGGTCGGTCTGCATGTCTGTTTCTCGTTTGCGGAACTTGAAGTCGCCTGCTTTGGTCAACGCATCCACTTGGAGTTTTTTGTTGTCCATCTTTAGCTTGCCCGCTTGCGTCAGTGCGCTGGTCTGAAGTTTTTTGTTCTCCATTTCCATGCGTTGCTTCAACTCTTGCTGGCGCAGTTGCAAGTCTGCCTGGGCCTGCTGTGCTTTGGCTTGGGCCTCTTGCTGCTTGATCTGCACTTCCTGCTGGCGAATCTGCAACTCTTGCTTTTGCATCTGTAGCACAGGGTCTTGCTGTTGTTGCTGAGCCTGCTGTTGCGCAGCTTGCTGTTGGTTTTGCTGGAGCAACTGCTGTGCCGCCTGGGCCATCATCCCTGACAGAGCCACCTCGATCTGCGGGGGCAGCTTCTCGTCTGCCGGGGGCAGGGGCATACCAAGCTGCTGCTCGATCTTTTGGCGATAACCAAACCCAACGTGCTCGGCGATGTGCGCTTGCATGGCTGCTTGGATCACTGGTGCCTTGGGGTTTTGTCCGATCAACTGCATGATGATCGGGTCTTGCATGGCCATCGTGTGCACCTTGATGTGCGCCTCGTGGTCTTGGTAGAAGAACGCCTTGAGCGGCTCTCCTTTGAGTGCGGCCATGTTCTCTGCCACTGGGTCTTTGGGTTTTTGGTCGTCAGGCAGGGGCACGAGCTTGTCTGCGTCCTTGATGCCCAAGACCTCCAGCATCTGGCGGTGCAACTGGGGCAAATCGTAGATGTCCGGAGCCATCTGCGCCATCTGGATCACGGCTTGGTACTGCACAACCCGCTGGCTCATGGTAGCCGCATTGGGGTCGCTTACCGGGATGATGTCAACGTGGCTGTAGTCTTCCTGTTTGGCGCGGCGATTGGACTTGTCTGGGTCGTAGTCGTACTCGGGGTCTGTGTAATCGCGGATTAACCCGGCCAGCAGTTGCAGTTCTTGTTTGAAGCTGTAGTGCAGCCGGGCCTGGACCGCAGACATCACCTTCAACTGGCGCTCAAGGATGGCCAGCGTGGTGCCCACAGGCGCTTGTGCGCTCATGTCTGACACCTTCATATCCGCCGTGGCGGCAAACCGTCTGCCTTCCTCCACGATGGTG